AGAAGATCGAGCAATGGGTCGCAAATATCTCTAATCTTCAGACTGTGATGGATCAGGAGACCTATCGTAACTATCAGCGCAATAAGTCACTGATCGATTTGTCAGCTATTCCTGATGCCAAGAAGACAGAGATCATAAATACCTTTGAATCAGTGAAACCTGCTTCAAATACACTAAACTATCTGATTGGTAAACGTTGCACTCAACTCATCGAGTGCGCCGCGGAATTTAATTCTTCTACAGTATGATTAAAAGAAAGCCACAAGAGGTCTACGAAATCTTCGATCTAGTGCAAGCTGCTTCCACCGACGAAGAGCGCATTAAGATTCTGCAGGACAACAACTGCCTCGCGATCCGCGACGTTTTAAAGGCGGCATTTGACGATAGCATTAAGCTTTCTCTTCCTGAAGGTGCGCCAGATTACAAGGATAGCCTTTCGAAAGAAGGTTTGTCGCCAACATCACTCATGCGAGCCACTCGTGACTTTGTGTATTTTACTACTTCTGGAAAAGGTGCACCACTTAAGCAGGCAAAGCGCGAGACGATTTTTCTCCAGATGCTTGAAGGTATCCATCCGCGCGACGCGAAGATCGTCATTGCGATGAAAGATAAAAAGTTGCAGGAAGAATATCCGGCACTTACAAAGGATTTGGTGAAGGCTACATGGCCTAAGCTAATTGTATCTTGAGGGCACAGTGTGCTCATTACATCATGGTTCGGCATAAACATACACCCGCGAACTAATGATTACAAACCAACTGGAAAGACTAAAGCAAGATTACCTTGAACTTGATTACTTCATTCAGCGACTTCAAAAAGAAGGAAACGACAAACGAGTGAAAGCAATTCAGAAGAAGCAACAGTATCTTGAGTCTTATATCCAGTCAATGCAAACTCAAATGAATGTTCCGCAGGTTTTGGAATCTGCGGCTTAAGCTTTGTGATTTACATTCTCGCATAGGCGAGATATATTGATTGTTACTTTGTTATGAATATCTTTGTGTTAGATTCTTCGCCCGTGCTTGCTGCACAGTATCAGTGTGACAAGCACGTGGTGAAGATGATTGTCGAGTCCGCGCAAATGCTTTCTACCGCGCACCGTCTGCTTGATGGTAAGATGTCTCTTGTAGACAAACTCAGCGCCAAAACCGGCAAGATCCGCAAGTCGAAAGTATGGCAACTTGCCGACAAGCAACTTGATTCTACGCTCTACCGCGTCTGTCACCAAAATCATCCATGCACGTTGTGGACGATTGAATCGATGGCCAACTACATCTGGCATTACGAGCATTTCTGTGCTCTGTGCGATGAGTACACTTATCGCTACGGCAAAAAGCATATGACAGATGCTAAGCTGCGTTTCATCCTTGATGCCGCGCCGCAGAATATTCCAGACATTCCGCAGACACAGTTTCGTCTTGCGATGAAGTCTCAGCCGCAGTGTATGAATCCAGACGATCCGATTGCTTCATACCGCGCATTCTATCAGACCAAGCAAGGTCGATTTACTATGAAGTGGTCGAAGCGCAACAAGCCAGACTGGTTCACAGTAGCGTGAATACATAATCTCATGCCTAACTACGATTTTACTTGCAATGCTTGCGGTCACGAGTTCGAGAAGAACGTGCCTCTGGATGATAGAGACAAATCTGTAGAATGTCCGTCTTGTGGTAAGAAGAAAAGCACGCGCGGTGTATCTGCAGTTAAATTATCTTACTTAGGCGTGAAATCAAATTTGACCCGCGCAGGTAGTGGATGGAATGACGTTTTAAATAAAGTAAAGAAGGGGTCAGGGCGTAGCAACACTATTCGTACTCGCTAATGGCTAAATCTAAAAAGCAAAAAGCACCGCAACCTCAAGTTGCTTTGCCTAAATTTGACACGCTCAAAGTAATCGAGCCTCTCACCAAGTCACAAGAAAAGGTCTTCAAGGCATACGAGAAGAACAATCATTTGTGTCTTTCTGGCTGTGCTGGTACTGGCAAGACATTCCTTGCGATGTACCTAGCTTTTCAGGACATCATGTCCGGCAAGTCAAAGGCCGAGAAGATCATCATTGTCCGCTCGATTGTTCCTACCCGTGACATCGGTTTTCTTCCGGGTGATCGCGCAGAAAAGGAATCAACGTATCTTTACCCGTACATTGCTATCTGCGCTGAGTTGTTCGGCGATTCGATGGCATGGAACAAGCTTGTTGCGAAGAAGCAAGTTGAGTTTCTGACGACTTCATTCGTTCGCGGCATCACACTGCGCGACTCGATTGTCATCATCGATGAGATGCAGAATCTGACGTTCCATGAGCTTGACTCGATCATCACTCGTCTAGGCGAGAACTGCCGCCTGATTATGTGCGGCGACTACTATCAGACTGACCTTGAGCGCAAGAACGATAAGTCTGGTATTCTTGAGTTCATGGAGATCATCGAACAGATGAAATATTTCTATTGCATTGAGTTTGGCTGGCAGGACATCGTTCGTTCTGGCCTAGTGCGTGACTACATAATGACAAAGGAAATCGTACAGAAAACTAAGACCAATGAAAAGAGGTAAGGACCACTATTCAGATGTAGATGAGTTTGACCGCAAGGCTCGTAAGAATAAGAAGAGCAAGCGGCTACAAGTTCAGGATGAATACGAAGACCAACATCTCGTTCGGCCGCATCACTTCATAGATGAAGAGGATGAATTTGACTGGCCGGAAGATGATCGTTCTAGATGAAATTTAACCACGCTACAGTCGATCTTGGATACGAAGGATTAATCTGTGAAACTGCACCGACAGGTAGAACCTATCTCACGCCTTCGGGCAATAAGTATCCGTCGATCACTTCGGTGCTTGGCATTCTGTCTGAGAATGACATTCGCGAGTGGCGCCAGCGCGTGGGAAAGAAAGAAGCAGATCGAGTATCTCGTGTTGCTGCTTCTCGCGGAACCTCTGTCCACACGCTAGTCGAAGATTATCTCAACAATAAAGAGATCAATCTAGAAAAGGCTATGCCAAATGCATCAGCTGCTTTCAGGTCAATTCAGCCAATTCTGGCAGAACGTCTGAACGACATTTACATTCAAGAAGCTCAGCTATACTCAGATCATCTGCGAGTCGCAGGCCGATGCGACATTGTAGCTAAGTTCGATGGTGTGCTGTCTATTGTGGACATCAAAACGTCTTCTCGAATTAAGACAGCAGATGACATCCATAATTACTTTATGCAGGAAACTGCTTACGCAATTATGTTCGAGGAGCGTACCGGAATTCCGATCGTCAACCTTGTAACAGTAATGGCAGTTGACTTCGCACCTCCGCAGGTATTCAAGGAACACCGAGACAATTGGATAAAGCCTTTGCTAGAAACTATCGAGGAACATCGCAAAAGAAAGCTATTCGGACTTACCAGTAAGTGATATACATACTCTAATGAATCAAAATCATTCGTCATCAAATCCGTTACTTGAGATGCTGAACCAGGAAAAGAAGGCGCAGAATGCCTTTACTGGAAAAGAGATTGCTCATCTGCACGAGTACTATCTCGTTGGCGAGATTGAAGATGCCAGCAAGTACACCGAATGGTTTAATCAGATTCGGCATGCTCCGCCGACTGACATTGTGAAGCTTTACATCAACTCAGAAGGCGGCAGCCTTTGGACAGCGATTCAGTTTATGCGCGTCCTCAAGGAGTGCAAAGCGCCAGTGATCGCATCAGTTGAAGGCGCCTGTATGAGCGCAGCGACGATCATCTTTCTGATGTCGGATACCTATGAGATTTCTCCTCACTCCATGTTTATGTTCCATAACTACAGTGGAGGAACAATCGGCAAAGGTGGCGAGATGATCGATCAGATCAAGCACGAGCGTGGCTGGTCGGAAAAGCTACTGACTGAGATCTACGAGAATTTCTTAACAAAAGAAGAAGTTCGCGCAATCCTCGACAACAAAGATATCTGGATGACTGCAGAAGAAGTCGTGGCACGATTGAACAAGAAGGCAAAGGCGATGAAGAAGCAGGCCGGTAAAAAGGGCCTCGACTGAGTTAGTTTAGCGCGCCCGTTGGCTATCAACGGGTTACAAAATTTTAAGTAGTTTACTTTCTCGGGTAACTATGTAGTATGTTGCCATGATGAAAAACGAAACTACTGTTCTTGATGCGGTCTTCGATCTCGAGCGCTCTGCTCGTAAGTCTTCTGACCACTACGCTTTCCGCGTGGGTTATCTTGAGGGTGCACTGAAGTACTCGATTTCTTCTGGCATGGCTGCAGGCATCAAGGTTACTGATCTTGAAGCTTACGTGAAGTGGGCGAATGAACTTATCACTCAATCCCTCAAGGATGCGAACCGTTTGGCGCCCCGTTCATAATCAACGGGTTACGTAACTTTCTCGCCTGTACTTTTAGCTCAAACTTTGTAGGATATTGCCATGATTAAACAACGCACTTCCGCTTACGTTTTTACCGCTGATCCGCTCAGCGCTGACTCTATGCAGCAGATCAATCTCGTGCAAGCGTCAGTTCGTGCAATCAATGCTTTCAACAAGCTTACTAGCAATCCTAAGCGTTTCCGCGTATCTCTCAAAGGCCGTCTTGGCAAGAACAATCCTGCTGCTGTCAACTATCAGCGTACTCAGCGTCTTGTCAACCGTAGTTTCTACCCTTGGACTAATCCTTACCAGACTATCAAGCTCGCTGACGCTCAGCGCATCGATGTCTACATCCACTCTCGCTAATGTATACCGAATCTGACACCACTCGTAGGTTGATTGCTGCAGGTATTCTGCCAGATCCTAACTATGTACCGCGTGAGACCACAGTCAACCGTTTTGGCGTGATGATCTGGGATCACAAGACTGCTGGCCATTGCCAAGTTCTTAACGGTGATAGTTGGCGTACTGCGCGCAAGTACAACCAGCCTAGGCGCGGTTTTGCGTCTGTTGTCAAGTCTATTGTCGGTTGATCTTACGGTCATGTAGCCCAACGGCAGAGGCAGGAGACTTAAAATCTCTTCAGTGTGGGTTCGAATCCCACCATGACTACCATTCACGATGATTCCAGTCAATCCAGAACAGCGTACTACGCTCGTGCTGACGAAGACTTATCAGTCAACCGGCAGGTTTTTTTCTGCTCGTGCTGCAATTCGTCATCTGATTAATGGCCGAGTTAAAGGAATAGATGCATCTGGTAACTGCGTATCATGGAATGGCGCCGACGTTGAGAATCTAAATGGTGAGGCAAGTTCGCTTAACTGGGCCGATGTCACAATTGATCTTTACCCAGATCAACCATGTCTGCGCTCTGCGCCCAATCATTTGACGGGCGAGGAAACGCAGTGGCCAGTGCCAACTATCGTAGTTTGTACTCATCACTTTGGATATCGCGGCATGGGTCATCGCAGTCTTTCGCTTAAGTCAATTTACCACATCTGCCGTGGCGTTTGCCAATACTGCTTGCAGAAGATTCCGTTTGCAGAAGCAACTAAGGATCATATCTTTCCTAAGTCTTTAGGTGGTACGAATGACGACTTCAATGTCGTGCTAGCATGCCGTTCTTGTAACTCAGAAAAGGATGCTACATTTCCGTACTACAACGTGAATGGCGAACAAGTCAAGCCAGTATCCAATAGGCAGAGCGTAGGCTATTTCTTAAGTGATACAAGTTTACGCGAAGAATGGAAACCTTTCCTTTTCATAAATTAATCCTTTACTTTCTTACTACAGCGTGTAGTATGTCTATAAATAAAACCGCAATGCAAATTTCAACAGAAACAGTACAATCAGTAAATACGCCACGAGCATGGCGTGTCAGGGGTCAGAAGTAAAGTCGATCTAATCTCGAAATTACTTCTGACCTCTGAACCAAAAGTTCAGAGGTTTTTAGTTTAACTGCCAGACTTCGGCTTCAAGGAGTCCAAACGACCGACATAGGGGGATCCAATCCGCGCCCTGAAAGCGCGATAGGGACCAAAGCAATTCGTTCTTTTTAGATAAAAACGAGCGGCCCCGGACGCTCTTTAAAATAATTCGCCGGGCAATTTTTCTTTCCTGCCTGCACTGAAGTACGGGTCCATTCCGGGAAGTCTTAAATAAGACTCTAGGTGCAGTGCGGGATTCGCGCGGTTAGCTCAACGGTTTGAGCACCTCGTTTACATCGAGTAGGCTGGGGGTTCAAATCCCTCACCGCGCACCAGTTTTGCCCCGATAGCACAGCGGTAGTGCAACAGTTTTGTAAACTGTAGGTCGTCGGTTCGAATCCGACTTGGGGCTCCATTTTGAGCGTGTAGTGTAACGGTCAGCACCGGCTAGCCTGCGGGTCCTGTGAGTGCGGGTTCGACTCCCGTCACGCTCAATTCATTTCCCTTGACGGTTGTGGGTCTGATGCCAGCAAGCAGCATATACTGATTAAGTTGCAGTCCCTAGGTTGCCCAAGAGTAAGATTCAGATAAAACCGTCGCAATTTTATACGGAAGAGTGGCTGAGTGGTTTAAGGCACCTGACTTGAAATCAGACGTGGCAGTAATGTCACCGTGGGTTCAAATCCTACCTCTTCCGCCAATTTGAGCAAAGCAATGCTGAACCTACGGTGTGCTTCTAGAGCACTCGGCGCCAAGGACAGAGTGTAAGCCTATCACTCTTTGCTCATCCAATTTACAGAGAGTAAAGGGTACTGCTATCGGAGTATCGCGGTAGGTTCCGGAGGCAACACGTCCAAAGTGACCACGCATGACCAAACACTCTCTTCTTTTTTAGCCTCCACTTGAGGGTGAACCACAGAGCTGGGGTAGATGAATCCAGCAGGCTATTTGCACTAGTGGTGGAATGGCAGACACGATGGTCTTAGAAGCCATTGCCGCAAGGCGTACAGGTTCAAGTCCTGTCTAGTGCACCAAATAAATAATAACACGATGAAAGCATTACTACTCATTCCATTAATTTTTCTTTCTGGATGCGTCAGCGCACCAGCACCAGTTGTTCCGGCAAAGAAAGTCACGGTAACAACTCAAGTTGAAGGAGAACAGCCAACGACTAAAACTTATTACGTTGTTCCTTCTTATCACGGCCCCACAGTACAGTGGAGCATTGGTGTTGGTATCGGCCGCGGGCATTATCGTCCGGGTCCATGGCGCCATCATCGCCACTGGTAATTTTTAGGGCCATTAGCTCATTTGGCAGAGCGTCTGATTTGCATTCAGGAGGTGAACGGTTCGACCCCGTTATGGTCCACCAATTTATGCCTGCAGGGGCTCTGTTTAGAGCGCGCATAACGAGGAGCATTACCTCGAGAGTCCATAAAAACTGCAGGCTCCAATTTCCAGTACGAACTAACACACGTAAGTCTTGCCTGGGAGGCAACCCAATAGCAGCAGTGGAAGATTGCCCTACTGGAATTCATTTTATGCCGGCACGGTCAATCGCGAGACTGGTTCAAATCAGACTAGAGTGTACTGATACCGAAAATGCCGGCACCAATTTTCACACGGACGTGGTATAGTGGTTGTGCAGCAGTCTCCAAAACTGCCTTAAGTCGGTTCGATTCCGGCCGTCCGTCCCATTTTAGTGGGGTGGTAGCTCAGCTGGTTAGAGCGTCTGCCTGTCACGCAGAAGGTCGCGGGTTCGAGTCCCGTCCATCCCGCCATTTTGCCGCCATCGTCTAACGGTTAGGACAGCGGGTTTTCATCTCGCTAATCGGGGTTCGATTCCCCGTGGTGGTACCAATTTTTGCCTAGTAGCTCAGCGGCAGAGCAGGTGACTGTTAATCACTTGGTCGTAGGTTCGATCCCTACCTGGGCAGCCAAACTATAAATCATTTCATCGGCGCGTAGCACAGCCTGGTAGTGCACTTGCTTTGGGAGCAAGCCGTCGGGGGTTCGAATCCCTCCGCGCCGACCATTTTTGATGGCCCATTGTGTAATGGTTAGCACAGCTGACTTTGACTCAGCTAGTTGGGGTTCGAGTCCCTGTGGGCCAGCCACGGTCTTGTAGCTCAGTTGGCAGAGCAACGTCTTGATAAGGCGTGGGTC